AGAGCCAAGCGGTTTAATTTCTCCTGTCCAATCACACACATCAATCTTTTGTTTTGACCAATATGTTTTGCTCCATGGACACACGCTTACTATTGAAGCGAAGTATTCAGACCAGTTAACCTCGTCTGCCACCTTTTTTCTTTTTCTTTGGTGTGCTTGCTTTTCTTGATCTCATCGAAACAGATTTTGATTTTGACGCACCGCCACCTCTTCTACCACCTTTATTTTTTGGCATAATTTATTTTTCCTTTCTTTTTAATTTGTTTGCCCACCATCCAGCCCAATCTTTCAAGAAGCATTTCGCCTTACTCGTAGATTGTTTAGACAACTTTTTTACAAGTTGTTCTAATTCGTAAATTTTAACTTTTAAGGATTTATAATTGTTGTGGTGGGTCATTGCTAAAGAACTGTTCTATTTCAGGATGTAATTGTTTAATTTGTTCATCTGTATAACCTTGTTCAATCATTGATCTCATATGTGTCACCATATCATCTTTATTAGTCATTGGTGTATGAGCTTGAGTAACATCTAACGGTTGAACTTTTGTCATTTCTTCAAAGTCATCCAACTCGTCCTCGTCTTTAGCAAGTATTTCTTTTGTTTTTAAGTCAATAATTTTTTTAATTTGAGGTGAAGCATTCGCAGCGTCTCGTTGTGTTTCTGACGCTTTCTTTAACAGTTCCATATCTAAGTTTTTGTCTCTAACATGGAATGCTCTACCATATTTTATTTCACCATCAAATACAGTACCTGCCCATAATGCCCAATTTCTAAAAATTTGTTCTTCAGCAAGTTCTAAGTTTCGTGCTTTTTCGTTTAACTTAGCATCAAGCATTAAAAATTCCGACTGACGAGATACGCCAGACATTTGTCTAGATTCTGTACTTCTGATTGCACCTAGGTGTGCCATTTTATCAATTGATTGTATTTTGCTATCAATCGATTTTAGTATTGCTTCTAAGTTTGCACCATTTGGTTGTAATAGTTGTGGTCTTAAACCTGGATCTAAATTATCAGGCATTGTTATAATTGCACCGGGACCTGCCGCTGCATCAGTATCATTTGTTTTAACTAATGATGGTGCATTACTAATTCTAATTAATTGTTCAATTTCGTTTAACTCATTGTAGATAGCATTTTGCATATCTGCTATATCGCCGATGTCTGATACACCAACTCCTCTAATCGGTGATCTATTTGCATATACCCAAGTTACTGGAATCTTGCCAAGTGGGTTTGGTTTAGATTCTACAACTGTTACTTTTTTCTTAGCCGATGGTCTATGTTGTTCTAAAATAATTTGATCTTTTGTCCAAGTTCTTAGATAATAAGTTTGTGCTTGAGCGTGTAATCTTTCTTCTTGTTCTAAGAAAGAAACATATTCTAAATCATAATGACCAGACGGTAATCTTTGAAATTTCCAATCTAATATATTTTCTGGTGTGTATATTGTAACATATGGACGAATGCCTTGTTCAAGTTCCGCTGCACGCGTGCCAACTGCAAGTTCTGGACGGTCACATAAAACAGCAACATGTCCGTATATTGAACTTTTTAAATTTACTTCAGACATGAATGATTCAAATGATCTACCTTCCATATCACAATCTTTAAAGAATGCTATCATGTCAGCAGCGTTTTCTAAAGATCCTAAATCTCTTTTAGGTTCATTTCTATATAAAAATGAATTAAAAATATGGACGATGGATTTCACCTGATTATCAAGCGGTGTTTGTGCAATTCTACTAACATAATCACCTTCAGATTCAAAAACATATTTGGTTAGATATTGACCCATTTTGTATTGAGTACCACCCATATACGAATTGATGTAATATTTCCATCGTCTAATAAAATTTGTATATTCTGGATGTGTTGGAAGGCTTTGTGTACCGTAACCGCCTAATTCGGGATCTCTATTAACTAAACCATATTCTGCCATGTTTTATTCCTTGTTTTAAAAACAAATCTTTCGTTACTTGTTTCGGTGTATTCTCTTGTAATAGGATACAAATATGACACGAGATAACCAATTGCATCACCATGGTGATCTAAACCAGATGATTTATCAGGTACACTAGTATTTGCTTTGTATACTTGTTTACTAAGTGTATTTAACAGATTTTTGCAATTAGGATGTATAATTAAGCCTCGAATACCGGAACTAGAACATAATTTTGAATTAACAGAATTTATTCTATCTCTTACTGGTAGATGTTTGTTATAAGCCTTAACTATAAAGCCATTATTTTGCAAGATCGATATATCAGTCCTTCCGCCAGCGGATGTTTTTCTTTGTTTTGCTGATGGATCAGGATATGAAAATATTTTTTTATTGGGATATCTGTTGTGTATTTCTTGACATATTTCATCTGTGTTAGATGACCATATTTGTATTTCGTCCGCTACATAAATTACATCATTTTTTATATAACACACAATTGCTACCATGGGATCGATATTAAAATCGTGTCCAATATGTAAAATTGTTACATCGTCAGGAATATCAAACCTTTTAACATTGTGTTTTAAATCTAATGCGTAGTATATAACTCCCGACCATGTTAAAAATGTACCCTCATATTCCTGTTGAAAAGTTCGGTAATCTAAGTCTCGTTTTGCTTGTGCTAATTCGTCATCGTCAACCCAACCACCTTCTTTTGTTGTCACAAGATATGATGACCATTCTTCTTCTGTTGGATCTTGTCCTCTTTGATACAAATCAAAAAACCAATTTCTTCCTTTTGGTGTTCCAAAAAAACATGCTTTACCTTTTGTGTCTGATATAGTTGGACGCAAAACACTTGTCCATGCATCCTCTGGAATGTCTGATGTTTCATCAAAACAAATTAAATCTAATTTTGTACCTCGAAGTGCATCATAATTTTCAGCGCCTCTTAAACTTATTCTTGAATTGTTTTTTAAAAGGATAGTTAATTCTGCTTCATTAACTGTTTTTATCCATCTTAGTTTGTGTAATAATTCTTTAAGCATCACCCAAGCAACTTGTTTTGCTTGACGGTAACTTGGAAAAACTGCCCAACAATTTTTGTTTGGTTCTCGCGCAGCGTGACATAATTCTCTGATTGATAATGTTGTTTTACCTGTTCTACGACCGCCAACCCACACTCGGAATCTGGCTTTGTCGTGCGCAATACGCTTTTGTGGTTCTGACAATTTCATGTATAATTGTAATTATTCAGACCAAGGTAGGGGTTGATTATTTTCTGTGTCTTCTGGTTGGTCTTTCATTCCAAGATAATTTTTACCAAGGAATATTAACATTCTAACATCACCCTTATCATTAGCAACAGACATCATTTTTCGTCTTAATGACATCTTGCCTTCTGCTCTACTTTGTTCTATTAATTCTTTATAACTTTTTTGAAGTGTTGTAGTACTAGTACCAACCACATCTGCAATTTCTTGATATGTGCAATGTATTGTTGCAAGTTTTACAATTAAGTCTTTATCTAGTTTATAATGTTTTTTGGCCATTATAAATGTTTCCTTTTAATAATAATTCTAAATCGTCTTGAATCTGTATCACCGTTTGTTGTAACAATTTTACAGTCAACATTGTATTCATTACCTGCTGTTCCCGCATTTAATCTAATGTTAACTTGTTTTCCAGAAACAGTTACATCAGTACCCTCGTTTGATGGAAATGCTAATGGTGCTGAATCACCCGTAATTGTTTCAATTGTAACATCTTTTGATGATATTGAGTCACCCGTTGTAAGATAATCTGTCCAATCTATGCCATAAACTAGGTTAGCGTCCGGATCTTTTATAAAGTATAATCCTTTGTTATCGCCTTTTGCACCTGTTAAATCTGCCATTTAGTTTCCTCTCACTCTTGGAATTGATATTGTATCAGTGAATTGTGGTCTAATAATTTTTATTATTCTTGTTTCTGCATTCACCTTAATAACCTTTGTTTCTTGTACAATGCTATTTAACCTATTTGTTGAATTTACAATGTATATTCTTGTTTCGGATGGTACTTTTATGTTTTTTGATTCAGAATTTACACTATATTGTCTAGATTCTGCATTTATATTTGCATTTCTAGTTTCTGAATCTACTTGTTTTACATTTGATTCAGCAGGTAATTTTAAAAGTCTTGATTCTGGTAATGGTGTTATTGTTCGTAAATCAGTTATTGCTTTTAATATTCTACTTTCTTGTAATGCTTTTATTGAATTAAACGGATCAGCAATTTGTATAAAAAACATGTCAATTGCGCCGGCATCAATAAGTGCTTGTACACCAGTTTTTAAAGATGTGCCAGGAACAACTGTAAATGACATCGGCATATTAATATTTCCAACTAAAACAACATCAGCATTAAACTCAGTTGATATTGTTAATGGAATAGTAAATGTTTGACGAGATATAACTTTGTCAACTAAACTTGTTGTAATTGCAAGTGATATATTATCAAACCTTGTTACAGGCATTAAAGCATTAGCAATTATATTGCTTGATAATGCTGTTGATATGTTTAAAGATGTTGCTTGCGTTGATTGTGCAAGTGCACTTACGCTTATTGCTGATTGTATTATTGCTAAACCGACATGAACTTTAACTGTACCAACTGATACTGCTATACTACTTTTGAATATTCCGCCTGGATCCCATTTATCTGAGAACCATTGAGTCCAACCTCTGTCGTCTAGTTCTTCCCAAGTATAATCCTGCTGGCCAGAAAAGGCCTGTTTAACTGCCATTAAAAACTCCTAATATTAGGATAAACTTACAGTTAATGAACCTGCAGCCACAGTCAATTGATCTCCAGCAAGTATTTCTTTTGAATTAGTTAACGCTCCATACACCAAAACTTGTGTATCTGTTGAACCGTCGTCTGCTGTTGAACCACTTACAACTGCTAGATATGTTACTGATGATCCTGAAGTTGCTGCGTTATTATAATTTACTGATGCTACTGGAAATTGTATTTCACCTGCGCTTGATGCTGATCCACCTGATGATGCATTAAAAGTAACTGGCTGTCTAACATAATTTCCTGCGTTAACTTCCCAATGACCCCATGCTAATGTAGAATCATCATCGTTGCTTAAACTTGCTTCTAACGCTGCAGAAACAGATGATGCTGGTCCAGTAAACAACGCAACAAAAAGTTCTGGCTGTGCAAAACTTCTAGACCCTTGTCCTAGCAAATGATCAAGTAGCGAATTTTCAGTATAATTTGATGCTGACACTTATCTCTCCTAATTTAATTTTTGTTTATACAAGTATTTATTGAATATGTGTTTTTATATAAAAACATTATGCAAATTTTGTAATTTTAAACAGCGATTGTATATCTCTATTTGATGAACTGGATGAATCTTGTCTAAAACTTATGTTTATTGTTCCGGCAGCGGTAAATCCTATATAATTTTGGAATATACCAGTGTTTGTTGTACCTATTTCTGTATATGTTACTAAACCTAGTTGTGCACCATTAGTTTCGTCATACAATTGCATTTGTACTTCGTCATCATTTTCTCTTGTTCCTGTCGTCATTGTTTCAAAAATATAATTGCCAACACCAAGAGTTAATTGATATGTAGAACTTACTGCAACTATTCCGTTTGGATCAAATGTTTCATTCAACCCTCTTCTGTAAATGTTAGAACTTACATTTTGCGAACTTGAATTAGCTAATATTTGTACAAGTGCAATATTAGGTTGGTTTGCGCTGGTTGCTATTTGTTCCCATTTACCAGTTGAACTAGAATATTTTAAAAGGTCGCCATTTGACGGTGACGAAATATTTAGATGATCAATAATAGAATTAACATTATCAACATTTTGTTTTATGTCTGCTCGCGCTAAACTTGGTCTGTCTGAACCTTGATCGAGATGGGTTATTCCTGCTTTAGAGCCTGATGGCCATGCCATTGTGTTACTCCTGTTCTATAAATGTTTCACCAGTTATGTCTTCTAGTTTACGAATCATTTTTTCCATATTGACTCTGAAAACTTTACCTGTATTAACATTTCTTGAATAATATTCCCATTGACCTGATTGGTTGTGTGGTGATATTTTGGTTTCGTTACCTGCTTCGTCTCGCACATATACTTCTGATGTTGAACCATCGTCTTTTGCGTATATGTGTGCTGAGTCTGTGATATTGGATGGATCACTTGTGTTCTTTAATCTTATTGAACCTTCCACTGCCAAAGCCGCTGTGGTTGCCGCTTTTGGATTTTTAATAACGACATTGTCCATCATTTCAAATTTTACAGTTGCACTTGATGACGCACCTGTGTTGATGGTTCGCATATTGATTCCGCCACCTCTGTTGGAAGCATCATGATTCTCTGATGCAAACATATCTACTTGTGCGTTGGCTGAGAAATAACCTGAACCGTCTGTGTCGCCATTCCACCCAGATGCAAAAAAGTTGAACAAGGTCTGTCCGGAAGTTAGATACGCATTTGCGCCATGTGTGTTTGTGTTTGATCTTGTGGCCCATAAAGAGTTGTATGCATTTGTAGAAAAATTGTTTAATACCAATTGTGAATAATGGAATGAACCTGCCGAGTCAACCTGTAGTCCAGATGGATTCAACATACCAGGGTTGGCGTATTGTGCTGTCTGGAATGAACC